AGCAGATGTCACAGGATAACCTCGTTCACCTCGCATCCATGCATCATGCAATCGATCCAATTCTTTTTGAACGTCTTCATGGGGTATTCTATCTATCAACTTCTCACCTTCACGTATTTCCTCAAACCACCTTTTCTTTGGACCAAAAATAGGAAATCCCATACTAGTCTCCATTGGTAAAGCGTCCAAGAATCGTTTCCCATTTATACCCAATATAGACTCTTTTAAGGTTAATGGTCTCACTTCATCCGATTTGACAAACTCTCTCATTGCATCTTTTAATGGATCTACCCAATCTCTTCTTGCTCTCTCAAGGAGTTTTGGTGGAAACATGTCACCAGGGTTGATAATATGCTCTAAATTGGCATTATATGCTGCCCAATTGGGTTCCAGTTTAGGAGGGCCCCATTTATTAGGCACACCAAAATATTTTGCAACATTATCACTCAAAATTGACTGCTCTACTTCGCTACGTTGTTTAGTCCTTAATCTGGTGCTACCAAGAACAATTGCACTATCTTCAGGTTTTAATTTTGCAGCCATCGATTTGGGGTGGGGTTTATCAGACACTAATAAAGGTCTACCATATTGTTCCTTAGGAATTGCAACCGCTTGAGATGACAATAAAACACTTGGTTGTTGTTCCAGAGCTTTCAAAAGCACTGTATACTCACTATGCGTTAATGTTTGCATTGACCCCTCAGAATCACTACCTGCTATATGAAAGCCAACGATTGAAGGTTTCTTAACATCAGCAAGTAGGAGTCCCATACATGTCCCAGGTTTTGCAATAGATGTTTGATATCTACCACCCCAGAAAACTCCTTCCCAATCCGCATGTTGTTGGTTTTTATAAGTTACATAAACACGTTCATTTTCCACATCATTTCGCGTTTTACATACAAAGTGACAATACCCAGATCCTTTTGGTCTATCACTAACTAACCAATCAGATCTATCTATATAGTCAGGACATTTTGGTGTCCACAACATCACCATATCATGCTGTTTAGAGACAACACTAGTGCTAGAATCACAACGAAATTCGTGTATTCCTCCAGCCTCTGAGTCATGACGAAAAACTTTTACTCTGATATCCATATTGGGAGTTTCTCTAGTGATTTTACTGCCTTTGAAATAAACATGATAAGGAATGATAGCAACATTTTTACGTGGGAAAAATATATTTGTTGCTGCTTTCCTACCATCACTAAATGTAAACTCTGCAAAAAATAGATTATTTTTCTTGAAAGCTTTCACCATATCATCAGACATAACTCCAGTAGTGTCCCCCTTTGCACTCGCTTTTGTTGTTGTGAATTAAAAAGAGAACCAAACCAACTTTCCGTTTTAGCAATACTATCTACAGACAAACTAGAGTTAGCTTCCAGATTTTTC